CTAGTAATTTAGCAACAGGTGATGTTATAGACTTTGTAATTATTTTAGGTGATGTATTAGATTTAGGCACACCTTCAGACAATAGTATATCAACTGCAAAACTAGTTGCAAACTCAGTAACAGCTGCTAAATTTAATGCAGATGTAATCTCGGGACAAACTGAACTAGCTGCAACTCCTGCGGATACTGATGAGCTTTTAATAAGTGATGCTGGAGTAATTAAAAGAATAGATTTTAGTCATTTAAAATCATCTGCTGGTTTAACGCCTTTATCAACATCAAATATTACAAGTGGAGTTGATAATGTTACATTTTCTTCACCTTTTTCCTCTACTTATGATGCTTACAAACTTATATTTACTGGTGTAACAATAGCAACAGATAACCAAAATTTACAATTTCAACATATAGATAGTAGTGGCACTACACAAACTAGTAATTATTATTATGCAAATGAAGGAAGAAAATCTGATGGTACAACAACAGCAGGAAATGACACTACAGGTGCAGCAATAGAATTAACAACAAACGGAATTGGTAATGCTTCTGATGAAAGTGTTAGTGGTTGTATTATGATATATAAACCTCTTGCAACTGATATTCATAAAATTATACAATATGAAACTGCATCTATGCGAGCAGACGGTCACGCTGATCGTATAGATGGTGCTGGTTTTTGGAGTGGTGGTACATCATCGATGAGTGGTGGTTTTTTAATAAAAAGTTCATCAGGACAAATTGATGGCGGTAGATTTACACTCTACGGCTTGGCACATAGTTAGGAGTAAAATGTGGCAATATCTAAAGCAAATTTTAACAGCTTCAACGTTACTCCCACAGCGAGTAAGTTTATAACATTTAACTCTAGTAACAATGGGTTAGCTGCAGATGATGTTGGTGGTAATCTACAACTTATATCTACTACAACAGCAAGTGATGATTCAACAATTTCAATAACTAGTGGAATAGATACTACTTATAAAGAGTATGTAATAAAAATGATTAACGTTCATCCAGGCACTGATAACGTTGATTTTAGAATGAATCTATCAGCTGATGGTGGAAGTAATTATAACGTTTCAAAAACAAGTCATTTTTTTAGAGCATCACATCAAGAAGATGATGGTGCTGCTAGTTTAGATAATGCTACAAGCCCTGATTTAGCAAATAGCACAGGTGTTCAGGCTATCTCTGGATTAACGATTGGTGGTGATAATGATCAAAGTTGTTCAGGAGAAATTCGTTTGTTTGACCCTAGTAACACAACTTTTGTTAAACAATATTTTGTAACAACACAAACATATTCAGCTAATGGTGATGCTTCAACACACTGTTTTGTTGCTGGATATGGTAATACGACATCTGCCGTAAATGCTATTCAGTTTACAATGTCATCTGGTAATATACAATCTGGAACATTTAAATTATATGGAATTTTATAATGGCACTTACTAAATTTAATTTTAATAGTTTTGATTTAACCACAGTTGCAAGCACAGGATTAGCATTTAACTCTAATGCTAATGGATTTGATACAGCAGCAGCAGGGGCTATGACATTACTTACCACTAATACTATATCGTCAGGTGTGTCCTCTTCAAATTTTACTTCAAGTATAAATAGCACTTATGATACTTATGTATTTAAATTAATAAATATACATCCAGCATCACAAGCATTTTTAGGATTTAATTTTAGTATAGATGGTGGCTCTAATTATAATGCTACTAAAACTTCTACTAATTTTAGAGGATATTATTCAGAGGCAGGCACTAGTCTTTTTTCGTATACAGATGGTGACGACATAGCACAAGGTACAGGATTAGTCCTTACTGCTGGAAATTTAGGAAATGGAACTGATGAGGCTTCATCTGGTGAACTTTTTTTATTTAGTCCATCATCAACCACTTTTACTAAGCATTTTATTTTTAGATCATCTTCAGTGCAATCTGCTCCAGCAGCATTTAACTGTTTTGTTGCAGGATATGTAAATACAACATCAGCTGTTAATGCAGTGCAATTTGCAATGTCTAGTGGAAACATTGATTCTGGTGTAATTAAAATGTATGGGATAACAAAATAATGGCTCTTAATAAATTAAAATTTAATAGTATAAATGTTACACCAGTTGCTAGTAAAGCTATAAGATTTAATTCAAGTGCTAATGGTTTAGAGACAGCAGATGCTGGGGGTAGTTTAGTTAAAATAGCATCTACTACGGCAAGCTCAAGTTCATCAATTTCTTTTACTTCTGGAATTGATAGTACATATAAAGAATATATATTTCACTTTAATAACATTCACCCAGCACAAGATGGGACAAATGGAAGACTTACATTTAATTTAAGTGTTGATGGTGGTAGTAATTATAACGTAACTAAAACTACAAGTTTTTTTGAAGCGTCACACGATGAAGGGGGTTCTAGTACAAATTTAGGTTATGAATCAAGTCACGATCTTGCACAAGGAACAGGATATCAAAATTTAGCAAGAAGTTTAGGAAATGATGCAGATCACAATTTAGCTGGTTATTTACATTTGTTTGACCCATCAAATACAACTTTTGTAAAACATTTTATGGCTAACATAAGCACTAATTTTGCAGGAGATCCTGATTACGCTGCACAAAGTTTTGTAGCTGGTTATGGAAACACAACTAGTGCTGTTAACGCTATAAGTTTTCAATGCACATCAGGTAATATAGATGCTGGAACTATAACAATGTATGGAGTATCCTAATGGCTTTAAATTTTTGTAACAATAATTCTTTATCAGCTATAACTTCGATACCTGCAGCTATTAGTGGTGGTGCTTTAAATTTAATATCTACACAGACAGCTAGTAGTAGTTCTACAATATCTTTTACAAGTGGGATAGATAGTACGTATAAAGAATATATATTTAAATATATAAATG